ATCATCCTCACCAATGTACTCGGCCAAATGATCAATTGCGTGGCTTACCTCGTGCGCAATCGCGCCGACTACCTCGTCGATGCCGTCGGTAAGCGCCTCTAAATTAAACACTAAGATAACCAATCCGTCTTGGCCATCACCGATCAGGTGAGTCTCTGCGACGCCGATGTCTAATGCCTCGGCCTTCATGGTGACCTTGTGGTCTTTTAGTATCTGCTGGAATACACTGTTTGAAAAGCAAACCTTCATCACGTCAGGATAAAACCCGACGTCTAGTTTGTAGTAGTCATACTTTTTCATTAGTGCCTCGTCTTCTTTTGTTTGTGCTTTAACATATCAATGATCTCAGCCTGCTCTTCTTCGGGTAACTCCTCTACTGGTGTGGAGTAATCAACGATCTCGCCACTTTCTGCTAGTTCAAAAATACCAGCAACAAATGCGTCGAGTTCTTCCTGTGTCAGGTCTGAGTCTTCTGCGAGCTCATCAAACACACCCTCATCAAACACTACACTAAACGGCGGTTTTTTGTTAGTCATTTTGTTTCCTCAATTTTTATGGTGGTTGTTTTTATTTTATTAATAACGTTGTCGACAGTTTGTGCGACCCCTGTAAGCCCCATCGTGGCAACAAAAAACCCTAACGCAAACCCTACAATAATATTGATCATGCTATCTCCTTAGCGGTATCGTGGCACACACTGAATGTCAACAATAACATCTGACGTTTGTCCGGTAATTCTACGGCGCGCGGTTACCGGCGATGCTTTGAGGCCCGCGTCTTCGCATAGACGGGTGGCGTCAATAACCTGTAGCCTGGTCATCTGTGTTACGTCGGGCTCGTACACAAACGAAATGGCCGGTATGTTAGCCACCGATGTAATCGGTACATTTTGTCCGTTGGTTGGCACTGCAAATACTTGTTTTTGTGGGGTTGACGAGCAGGCCGTTAGACCAAGTACGATGATCCCACCTAATAATTTTTTCATATCACTCTCTTATGTCGACGTAGTTTGCAAATTTAATGTAAGCAAACACGGTGTTATTAAAATGCAAACCGGATTGGTTTGCGTCGGATATTAAATCGGCTAGGTCGTACTGCCTTAAATTCTTGGTGATAAACATACTCTCCTCGTATGTCTGCACTATGCCCTCTAGTCTGTTTATGTATGTAACCTTGGCAAATGACTGGACGGTGCCTGATTCAAAATGCCCACGCACTACCTTGATATGGTTTGAGTGGTTCCATGCCTGCACGTAGGCCCCAATACCTTTTAATCCTGTCCAACCACAATTCCCAACATACATAACGCCAGAGTTTGGTCGGTAGTCTGTTAACACCACGCGGCAACGACTCCCACTGGGGTTATCTATTTCCGAGGCCGATACGGATATACCATTACCAAGGGATACACTTGGGATTAATAATACTAATGCAAAAATCAACAACAATTTTTTATTAAACGCTAATTTCTTTTGCATTTTTCATTTTCTCCTGTGCGATGTGTTCTTTTAAAATAGATATGACGCCGAGCTCAATCAGTTTGCCCTTGGTGTAGTCGTTTAGTTCCACCTCACAATTAGCCGAGCCATCCTCGTTCTCGCTGATTGTCTTGATGGTAAATTTAAAGTTTTCTTTTTTACGTTTCATTTTTTATCCCATGATATTCTTCAATTGCTCTTGCAAAATCCTCTAACCCCAACACAATTAATAAGCCGTTATGGTTTCTTGTTTGTAAATGTGTATTAGCTAATTGGTTTATCTTTTGATTTGTAAGGGGTTTTGACTTGTAGACTCCGCAAAAAAATGGCCTTGGCTCCGTGACTACGGCGTTATTCATTCTATCTCCTTCCACCACCCACGTACATAAAAAGCAGTCCCAAAGTCTTTAATCAACTTCTCGGGGTATCCGTTGTCAATCAACCACTGCGTGGTGTTCTCTACGTCCTCCGGTATCTCTTTAGGAAACCCATACAGCCATCCCTTAGGCGGGTCAATCATTTTAACTTTCATTTCTCTTGTGCCTTTCTTAGTATTGCTCTAGCAAATTCAATCAAATCAGAACCAAGCGTGTAAGGAACTTTATCTCTAAATTCTAGTATTTCCTCATCTGTTAGTTCTTTAGTAAATGGCTTGTAACATTTAGAACAGACAAGCCCATCATCTTTGTTTATATACGCTACTGGTTCATTGTTCATTTTTTATTCCATGATATTCTTCAACTGTTCTGACAAAATCACGCATGTTCCACATCTTGTTTGTTTTGTTTAACGTGGTGATCATTTCTCTAATATGTTCATCGCTCATTGGTGTGCGGTTAACTGCGTCCTCGTACTCTTTCACTGTGCGGTACATACTAACTCCTTCCAGTTTGTTTTTTCCGGCATGATGTTGATCGTGGTGCCCTGCTCCTTTGCCTTGGCGATTAGGTTATTGAGCACCGATGCGCCGTACAGGTGTGAGCCATAATTATGTTTGTAGCACCGGTACACAGACCCCGAGGCGCCATGAAAGTCGTAGTATTGTTTCTCTTCATCTACGCCCACGACGCCACTGTTCATCTGCCACGAGTCTGATCCGGCGTACCCGCCATACCAGCAACCAAACACGCGGTAGAGATGCGTGTCTCCAGCAATTACCTCGACCATTACCCACTTGTCAGGTGTGTTCATAACCCAAACCTCCTCGATGGTGTACGTTTGCCAAACCTTACGTATATCTTTAAAGCACACAGGCGCCCGTAGGTTTGGTTACGCCACCCCTGCGAGGCCCTGCGGTACATCTGCATCCGAGTTCGCCTATAATGAATTGGCTTATCGGTCTTATTAATAAACACAGTGCGCCGACGGCCCACTCCGCCAAATATGGTAGTAAAGCCGGTGCGCAAGGTAGTTCGCCTAAACCTGAACTTCATAAAATCTTTCATACATGTCGGGCCTATTTGTTTTAATCCACTCCCGTGGTTGTAAGTGATTCTTTTGGTTGTCCAGCCCAATTGTTTGACTGCCCACGTGGTGCACATACGCCCTTGATACAAAGTGCTCGTACCCATTAGCCACCATATCCGCGCATTGGATATCGTCCGAGTACCAATTGATGGGTGGGTAGTCTACCCACGCCTGCCGGCTAACGTACGCAAAGAGCGGTGATACCCTACTCGCTCTGTGGATTAGGTTTGGGTCTAAATTTTGCACGAGCTGGATTGGGTGGGTAAAATCACTGCGGGCCCCAAGCCAGCCAACTTTATGCCCCTGACCATGCAAAAACCCTAGGTCCTCAGTCAACTTAGCGTACGTTGACGGCGTCAACACCACGTCGTCATTTACCACGATAATTTCATCGTGCAACTTAAATGCCTCCTTAACAATTGCATTGTATGACTCTCCAAATGTATTGCCGTCATTTTGTGTGTTTGAAGAACTCCGGTCTTTACAACGTTGCGGTGATCCACTGATAAACGTAACTACATCGTGGGGCACGTACGCCTCAATGCTTGCCAGTAAAACTGGCAGACACTGGGCGGTTTTTGTGGCGATTACGATGGCTTTCATTGTGGCTTGTGTGTCATCATAAACTCGGCATACTGCCACGCCTGTTGAGACGCGGAGCTTGGTGCCTCCCCGCGCGCCACTAGGCCCATTAACGCGAGACCCGCGTAAAACATTAACTCATCTTTGTTATCCATCAATATCCTTCCGTTTCAAATGTTTCAACTGATTTTAAGTACTCGCCGGCCGATGTGTTAAACCGTATGCCAAGGTAAATTGGCACGCGCTCACCATCTGCTCGGCTCTCGCCTGTCTCGATGCGTTTCTCTTGTGTCGCGGCTAAGAACCTGCGCTTAAACGACATCTCAGATCCGGGGGGTAGGCTACGTTTAACAGCCCACCTCTTCCAACACAAGAACACGTCATCCTTCTTAACCTGTGACACTGGGTCAAACACGAACGTGTCCTCAACGAACGAGTTCAGTGGGTTACCCAACTGCTCCATCAACAGTAACAACTGCTTGCCGGATTGTGGTTGTACGAAGTGCCCGCCACGCGCCAGTCTGCGATCAAGTCCTGCCATTGCCCAGTTAAATATACCGGCCAGCTCGGTTGATAGCTTGTTGAACAGGTCGGTGTCCTCCTTGTCATAGAATGACTTGTTCATCTTAAGCACCAACATACGTCCGGTGAGCGCGTTACTGTTCTCGGTTAACTGTAACGCCTCGTTCGAGTATACGATAATACGCGTTGGCAGATAGCCCGACCATGCCTCTTTATTTTTGCGATTAACGGTGACAGTATCACCACCCACAATACGCAACAACTGACTAACGACAGCGCTACGATTACGCTCAGGTGCGCGAGCGTCAGTAAATGAGGCAAGGGGTTTTCCAAGCCATGGTTGTAAGCCAAATGTATCACAGAGCTCCTCCAATTGTGGTGCGACAGTGTTGTGTTGTCCAAATAGAGACACTAACACCTTGTTGATCGTGCCCTTACCGCTACGTCGCGGACCAATTATGTTAAAAAACTTCTGCTGTCTCGTGTCTCCCGACAGGATGTAGCCGAACATCTCTTGCAGTGCGTCAATCGACTCCTGATCATCGTCCCATATCGACTGTAAGAACGCGTCCCACTGCGGGCAGGTCGCGCTATGATTGTACTCGAATGGTAGCGAGTGCTGTGTAAAAAACCCAAGCGAGTGTGGCAGTAAGATCTTGTCCTCTAGGTGAAAGAGGCCATTCTTGACGCTGATCAACTTCGACGCGTCGGGCTTATTTGCCTGATACTCTTCAAACCAAATCGGTGGCTTGGTGTTTGCATGATTAGGTAGGTGCACAATCGACTTAATCGCATCCATAGAGGCCGAGACGCTCGCTGGTGACGGGTTAAACGGTACCAAGGCACCACCCTTGGCCGGTTTCTTACATTTATCAAGGAACGCGTAGAGCCTCGAGCGGATTGTTGCCTCCTCGATAATCTCGTAGTGCGTGCCCGCGTGTATAAAAAAGTCTTCCGCATAGTGCACTAGCCGGTAGCCTTCCTCCGCAGAGTAGAGCGCGTCGAGAAAGGTGCGTGCGTGATTCATAGCGCCCGAGTCGAGTATTATCTCGCCCCGAGCAAGCGAATCCGCCCTCTCTTTCTGATTAACCTTAAAGATAATACTTCGTAGAGTCGCGCCACCACTCTTGAACGTGCGCCACTTCGACTCACAGCCGTTTGATGAGTACTTGCCTGACTGCGCACTCCAACGATCCCACAACTCACAGGCCTCGACGTCCCCACCAAACTGGTGGAAGAGAGCGAACCCGACGCTTAGCCAGTCTGTGTACCCGCAGTCAGGGTCGAGCTTGGATAGTAGCTCGGTCTCAACTCGGTGCAGGTCGTAGCCCTCGACCGGTGGCACGTAGTCCGCAAACGCGTCGCCTGTCACGTGCAGTGCGCGCTCAGGGATGAACGCCGACAGGTCCTGCGCCTCGTTTGGTATCTTACCCCCTAGGTAGTGCCCCGTGACTGTAAAGAACCTGCCCTGTGGGTAGATCTCTAACCCTTGGCTATGGTCGACGTGGGCATGTGCTAGATCAGAGCGGGTGAATATCTTGATGCCAGTGCCGGACGGACTGACCTCGTGGTATCCAAGGAGCTCGTCGGAAATATGTTGCAGTGCATCATTTGTGAAACGCGCCGTGACGTGGTCAAAGCAGTCGTCCAAGTCTACGCCGATGAGGTTGTCTTCCGATGTGAAGACGAACCCGATACCTGCAAACTTCTCGGGGTCTTCCTCGTAGGCGTGCTGTGCGGACGGAAAGTCTGTCCACGTTGCGGGGTTGGTTGACGAGGCGGGTTGGCCACTGACCTGCGTCGGTAGCTTGGACCATCTCTTGTTGCCCTCGTCACCTACCTCGACAAGTCTCCACAACACCCACCTTGGGATGCGTTTAAGCTCCAAGGGGATCGTGGCAAACTGCACGGGTAAGCAAATTGGTTTATCTGTCATAGTTTCCTTTCTTCACACTTACTAATGCAAATTTTTAGGTGCTGATATTCCACGATGTGAAATGAAATGCGCTAAGTCCTTGATGTCCGACGGGCTTGACGGGGTAGCGGGGGTTACTTTACTCTTTTTTACATTTTTAAAAAATAAAAAATAAAGATAGAGGTAATACCCTATTTGACCCCCGCAACCCCCGCGAACGCCGCCATCCTACCAAAAATGATATAAAAGGTGCCCTCCTATATAACAAATAGTTATAAGGAGGAGGATGGTGCCGTACTTGTCGTATTTCTCAGCCAGTGGATCAAAGCCCAAAAGTCTTTTCCTATACTTCTTGCCAACGTCCTCGCCCCACTTCATTTAACCACCTCATGGCCCATGTTGTCGGCCATGCCTTTGGCCCACTCCCTAAACTCTCGGCGATTGTCTGCCGTCTGTTCGTCATTTGGGTCCCACATGGCCTGAAACTGAAAGCCGCCGAGCTCGTCGTAGAACTCGATCTTTTCTAGGTTCCCATCTTTACCTAATATTTCGGTTGGTATAACTCTCATTTCTCCTCCTTGATTTTGTGAACGATATCAGGCACCTTGTTGCCACGCTCTTCCCAACTGTCCTGCGTGCCGTAGTCGCCCCTGCTCATGCGCATACGCTCTTGATCTCTGAACGCAGGCTCCACGGCTAGCCACGCCAAGAGTGCCTCTTTGTACTCTAGCCACTCGTCGTTTTGTACAAACAGGGGGTGGTTTAGCCCCACTACGTCGACGCATGACAAATAGTCGGAGAGTGGTACCCAACTGTAGTTTTTGTTTGGCTTGACTGTACCCAGTCCAACTCGGTCTCGTGCTTTTATAAAGCGTGCGTATGCCCACTGTTGCTCTTTGTTTAGTTCAATCATCTAAGTACTCCTCAATAAACTTCTCTTGGTTAATGTAATCAAGCGAGATTGGCTCGCGTGAGATATACCCCTGCAACTGGTGCACCTTGGCCTCTGTGACATTCATAAGCGTGGCTATCTCGTTTACCTTGGGTTTGCGCCCCAGTACTTGGGATAGCGAGCGCTCGGTGTAGTTCAACTTCTTTACCTGCTCCATGATGTTGATTGGTAGCCGTATGATGTTTGCCGTGTTGTCTAGGTCACGCCGTACACCTTTCTCAATAAACGTCTTGGCGTAGGTGGCAAAGCGTGCGTTGTTCTTTGGCACCCACCTGCGTCCTGCCGCAAACAGTGCCTCGTTACCCATGGCGACCATATCCTCTACTGGTACCTTGCCGTGGTTCCACGCCGTCATCTTACGTACGACGTAGACCACAAAGCGCAGGTTGTGCGTGATCAACTTCTCAAGCGCACGCTCGTCACCTTCCTGAATCTTTTTGGCGAGCTCGTGCTCCTCCTCCACTGTCAATGGCTCGATGCCATACAGTGATTGCAGGTAGTCACTTAGTATGTCGTTTTCTTTCAATGCGATCTCCCCATAATGTTGAAATTACTGCGCCAATTGGTTTGTGTAGCATCATGGCGACGCCCACTATAAACCAACCGAACGTACCCAATGAAAATTCTTCCTGTAATGCAGAAAAACATATCAATGCAAATAAAAACCCTATTGCTATCAAAATGGTGCCTCCCCTAATATTAGGATTGCCTGTTGGTATAGATTGACTTTAGGAGTCTTTGGCAGGGGCGCCAAGCGTGTCCCGCAAGTAAGGTAGGGGGTAGCCTCCACCTTACTGGCGAACTTGCGTACAGCCCCTCCAAACTCGTCAATCAACACGTACTTGTAATTGCTCATCTTGCTCTCTCTTCCAGTCAAGCCATACCTCGAGCAGGTTTTGTTCGGGTGGGCGTGGTTTGGTTAGTACGTCGTTGATAAATTTCTGCTGTTCGGCAGATTGGTAGTTCAGGTAAGCCATTGTTTGTAGTCCGTGCATTATTTATTCTCCTAAAGTAATTTAACTACTACTGCGTCGATTGCCTTAACCTCGGTGACCTGCTTAACGAACTCGTCGTTGCTGAGCTTGCGCACCAGTGTTGGACTGATCGTGGCACGATCGTAGTGTTGCACCTCGGCAAAGAACTTAGCGCCCTCGTAGGTGCCTACGCCACGCTTGATGAGCTCTGCCTTGAACTTGCGTGCTGTCGCCTCGAGCTCGTCGATTGCCTGCTTGACTGCGCCCAATTGGTCGACAATGTCGTCAGTGCGTGCAGGTACTGCTGTAAATGATGGTACGTTGATTGTGTTCATAATTCCTCCGTTAAAAATTTATTATACAGACCTTTTTACTTTTTTGCAAAGTATATCTCGATGTTTTTAGAGTCGGCGTTTACGTAGCCACTAAACCCTTGCTCCACCATGTAGTCGTCCGCCTCTTCCTCGGTAGCAAACTCACGGGTGTCGTGCACTGCGTGGATCAGCGCCACCGGATGATAGTCGTCGCCCTTTACAAAATCACCAAACTCTATGTTGCCAAAGTAATAGAACGCCATTATTGTGACTCCTCTAAGTAATCCACGGCGTCTTGTAACCGTGGCAAAAAATAATCCTCGTAGTCCGACTCATCTGCAAGGCGTTCGCTGATCTCAATCAGTAACTTGATAATTTGTTTTTGGCTCATGTTATTCCTCCGAATAGTTAATCGTATCCATCTCCGCATAGTCTGCCATACCGGCGTCGTATCCGTACTTGTATAGCATTTGATGGTACTCGCTCATGTTTTCATACGTGCCGTTTTCAAAGTTACCACAAGCGCGGCCTTGCCAGTAACCAAGCGCATATGGAAACGCGTCTCTTAAAAAATTTATTGATGGTGCGTCCATTATTTCACCCCCGCCATTTTGTTTGCCCATACTACGCCGTTTTGTTGCTTTACGTACTCCCACGATCCCTTGGTGCCGTCCTGTACTTGGAGGCGTGATGGGATTGTGTTGCCCCAGTAGTCACTGGCGCCTTTGAGCCCAAGCAGGCATTTGCCTGCCTCGATTGCCTCCATCATGGTCCGACCATACGATCCCTGCAGTGACCACATGCCACTGTTAATCGCACGCTGTACGGAGGCGTAGTAGTCTGCCTCGCTGATCTCTTCGTTGAACTCAATGTTGTTTACGTCTTCTAATGTGAATGCCATGATTAATTCTCCTCTTCGTCGTAGTGTGATAGCCATCCATTGTAGTCACTTATGCCTCGATTGTCGAGCTCTTTTTCAATTAGGTTGATCCGTAGCTCGTCCGATACTCCACGTGACTGGCACTCTTCGAGCGCCTCCCACTCACGCAATAAGTTTTGTGTTTTCCATTGTTTGTAGCTCATTCGTATACTCCCAGTTCGCCTGCGTTAATCCACTCGGTGTGGAGCCCGTACTTGTTTAACGTCTCAGTGATCAAAGGGTTGACACCAAACTCCCAATCTGATCCGATCGTGTGCCCCTCGTAATAATCTGCCCATAACGTGTTGCCGTACTTAGGATCAAAATTATACTCGGCGCTGATCTGAAAGTTTTCAATGTCACAGCGCTCGTATACCGGCGCGTTGATCTTTTTGAGTGCGTTAAATGCTAGTCTGTGTTTGCGTGTCATACCTTGATCTCCTCTATCCTGTCAATTTGCCAACCATCCTCAATATCCGTGCGGGTGTAGTCCGCACTGTCAATATGGTACGCCCTGTCGTATGCGTCGTCTGTCGACTCTGCCTCGAGGTCGTAGTACAGCTCGACCACGTATGATGCGTAAACTCGGTACTTATTCATTGTGTTTCCTCCTCGTCCTAGCTAAATTGAATTTGTTGGTCTACCTCTTCAAGAGCGTTAATGCCACGCTCTACCTCGTCACGATCCGCTTCCCACTGCTCAATGATTTCCTTACTACCTGAGGCACCCCAGTGCTCGTCTATGTACCACTGGGCAAAATCTGCGAGTTTTTTGATTTTGTTGTACTGGTCGATTGTCATTGTAATGTTCATTCTTACACCTCCGAAAATTGAATTGATGGGTCGAGTTTCTGTAACTGCTCAGCGACTCGGATTAAATTATTATACCTGCGATTGACCTCAGAGCGTGAGAGCTCGCCGTCCATGGTTAGGTTCTCGGGGCTCAGCTCGCTGTCAATACGGCGCGCGATGCGCTTACGATCTTCTGCGCTGTCGAGACTGACAGGATAAAGCGCACGCTTGTTTATGCGATTAATATATGCTTGTAGTGCTTTCATTGTAGTTCCTCCATCCATTGATTGTAGTCCTTAGATAAAAATAATGCCTCTGCATCCTTACGATCGGCAAACCAGTTTGATGTGATTTTGCGTGCATAACCACCTTGCACCGCCCACACGTCATACTTACCGGCGCCGAGCGGATCCATGCGCACCTCGAACGTGATGTCGCCGGTTGGGTTCCAAATCTTTGCGTAGCTCATATTATCTCCTGTTGATGTGATCATTATACTGGGTCAGTGGCTCAGGACGCGAGCCACTCTTCGTATGTTTTTAATGGTTTGCCGTTAGTGATTGAATGGCCTGTGCCATCGTCAGCGCAGGCCAAATAAATTTGGTACTCTTGATCATTAGTACCACGCATTTTGGTTTGCCAATCTGCGCTTAGTAATAAATTGTCATTGTCGTGCATACTGCCTCCTGTTATATGAATTTAAACTGCTCGGGGTCAAAGCCGCCCCATGCCTCTGCCTTGGGTCCGATAAGCGTGCCGCGCTCGATGTCATGGTCGAGCACTGCGACGCAGTCCTGATCGAGCTCAGCGCAGAGCACTGTGAGCGATCCGACTGGCTCAAAATAAGTGACGACCAAGGTCACCTCACCACGATCCTTTACGACGCCGATGTTGGTGATGCCCTTGAGGTAGCGAATCGCGACGGCGATGGTTTGGTCGACTGTGTTTTGTTTGCCGGTGACTGGGTTATCCAGTCCGATGTTGATTGTTTGCATATACTCTCCTGTGTGTTGGTCTCGTCAGTGCACGCATCACGTGCAGACGCCTTACGGCGTTTCGACCTGTTTACTCCAGTGCGTCGCCCAAGTACAGGATGTCGCACCCTATAAAATTGGGGGCATCCTCTTGGTCTTGGTACGACGTTTTGGCATCCTCTGCCTGCGTCGCACTGTGATACGTGCCGACTACCTCGGCAAATGGTTTGCGCTCGTCGGCAAAAATTGCACGTACTTGGTACTTATTCATGGTTTCTCCTGTGTGTTGGTCATCATCAGTGCACGCATTACGTGCAGACTGGATCGCTCCAGTTTCGACCTGTTAGCCCTCGATTTTGATGGCTAGGATGCGCAATTGCTTGCGCTTTTCTTCGAGCTTGGCGATGTCGAGCTTGGCAAACTCAGAGTCCATGCCGTAGAGCTCTGAGAGCTCGGTGTTGATTTTGTACTCTTGATCCCAAATGCCACGCATTAAAGTGTAGCGCTCGTCCCTGCTCAGTGTAATTATAAAGTCCATAAAGCCTCCGTTGTTTGGTCATCATCAGCGCACGCATCACGTGCGGACCGGATCGCTCCGGTTTCGACCTGTTACTCGTAGCAGATACCCTCATCAAGTGCTATCTGATAGGCATCGTCGTGACCTAGTGTTTTGACTAGCTCGTAATCATCATTTTGAAACTCGTATATCTCAAGACTAAACTGCTTGGTCTTGGGGTTGTATTCCAGTACGTCTTTATCATCAATCTGCCATGTCATATTGTCACCACACTGCTCAGGTAACAATCTTGCAGGTACTACTTTCTTTTGATTGATTAGTTTAAGGACTGTGAATTTTGCCATGGTGTAATCTCCTGTTGTTTGGTTAGTACTGCCTCGAGCGCACTGGTAAACAATGCGCTCTGAGCACTACTATCTGCCCACTGTTGCGACAGCTAACGCCGTGGGGTATTTCTTCGCTAGCATCTATGCACTAGGTCTGCCACATGATTATACAGGTTGGTACTTAGTCGCCTGTTGAGTAGATTAGCTACTGCACTTCCGATGTCTCTATTGTACAGACTTTTTGGATCGAATGTAAACAACTAAATAAAATACCTGACTAAATTGTGGGGGATTATTGTCTCGCAGATTGACCAACATCTCGCCCACCCCAGCGCCCAACCCTCGCGCCCGCAAAGCCTTTGTGGTGGCACCCCGAGTCCATGGTTGAACGATCGTCACCGAGGTAATACCCTAGCCCCACAAAGTGCGATCGTGGCGTGGCGCCCCCTTAAAACGCGTTTAATCCGTCAACTAGGGGAAACCCTAATCTTGTTGTGCAGTGCAACAAGTTAGTTAGCGCTTACTAACTTAGTGGCTCGCCTAAATGCGAATGAGAATCATTATCATCTCGGCTCGGGCTACTCTAAATGCAAATGAGAATCATTATCATCTAGCCTAGATGCGAATGAGAATCATTATCATTTGGGCTCGGGCTACTATGTCAGTGAGTACTCACTGACATACTGGCACGCTAGCACTCAGGCACATCGAGTGCCAGTAATGGGGACAGAGTGGGCGCTTGGCTCGGACTGCCATGTTAGTACTCACTAACATACGAGCTCGGCTCGGGCTACCATGTTAGTAAGTACTCACTAACATCTAAGTTAGTTAGCGCTCACTGGGGCGCTAGCATGATGTTAGTAAGCGCTTACTAACATCGTGGCGCTTGAGCTGTGCACCAGATTGGTGCACGTGCACCAAAGCGGTGCATTATGCACCAAAATGGTGCGCGGGGGGCTTTTTCATGATGCGGTGCACCAATTTGGGTCCCGTGGCGGGGCGGCGGCCCGGGGGCCCCACAGACCGCAAGCTCGTTCCATTCCCCACAAAACTCAACTTCTTAAAATTTTTTTTGTAAAATTCGTATAGTAAATTTCACAATGTGAAATGAAATGCGCTAAGTCCTTGATGTTCGACGGGGATGCGGGGGTAGCGGGGGTTACTTTACTCTTTTTTATATTTTTTAAAAATAAAAATAAAGATAGAGAGTAACCTGGAATATACCCCCGCAAGTGCCGCAACCCCCGCGCTACTGCGAGCAAAATTGATAGTTAAAAACTATTAGGGCTATAACAATCAAATGTTTGCATTAGTAAATGTATGAACGAATATGTTTATCAGATCCAGGGTGCCCTAGAAGATTCCAATGGAAGGCTTAGGGGTTTTCGTGTCCTGGTCTGTGATCTAAACTACTTTGACTCTGCCGACGCGCCAATTGAAATATTGGACAAAGAGACGGTTAGGTACATTGAGTTTCGTTTAAAGGTCTACGAGCACCTGGATATTAACCGGCTGCCCGTAGAAATCCAAAACAAAATTAGGGCGCCGTTAGGGCGTTGGTTGGACCTGTGGGTCCTAGATAATTTTTATGGCGATACTAGCAAATCAAAAAGTCCTGACGTTGGACTATTGGAAACCAGCAAACAAAATCCAGCCGGGTGACTACCTGTTTGACCAGAATGGTAAACCGGTAAAGGTAAAGTTGGTACAAGAATACTTCTCAGATAGTTGTTACGAAGTCATGTTAAATGACTATCTGACAATCTCTGGTGACAAGCGCCTAGAATTTTTAGTGGAAAACTTTAAATACAGGGACAGGGTTATAGAGTACAAGGGTTACCATCCGTTTAGGCGGCCACTAAAGCCGATGAATGTGGAGACGTTGCTAGATGGTAACCTAAAAGACAGAACAAATTGTAAGATCTATTCAATCCCTACCACAAAACCCATTGAGCTACCCCACCAAACCCTACCCGTGCCACCGTTTGTCTTTGGTTTTTGGTTTGTAAACCGCAAACCTAGCAAATTTTTTACAACAACCCCGTCGACACAGGAAGAAGTAGAGCAACAGCTTAAAGATTTTGGGTACAAAATCAAGATCCGCAAGACAATACACAACGGCTGGCGGCAGTTTACCATATCTCCGACCATAGAGTCACAGTTGGCCCCTGGTATCCCAACCAAAATACCGGCAAACTACCTGCTGGCGGACAAAGAACAACGAATTGAGCTGCTGCGCGGCATAATATTTGCAAAACCGCGCCAATACCTACCCAGTAAAGACCGGTTTAGGTTTTCTACCACACATTACGGCACGGCGCTGTCCATTCAGGGCCTTGTTGAATCGCTGGGTGGCAAGACTAGCCTTACATTTACAGAAAAAAATAATACCTACACGTTAATTTTTAGAACCCGGTTAAAACTGGTACCTAATCAGGTATCTAAACCGATAAAAATACACCAGGCGCGCAGGTATATCGAAAAAATTACAAAGATCCAGCCACAAACCTGTGTTCACATTGAAACAGAAGGGCCGGATAACAGCTATCTCGTAGGAGAGGGTTTTATTTCATGTCGTTAACACCAAAACAGGAACTTGAATTAAAGAAGTTCGCACAAGCACGCACGCACTGGCCCAAAGACCAGCTTGCGGCCGCCGTTTGGCAGGTCAAGTGGCACCTGCAGGCGTTACCACACCAACGGGAGCCAGATGATGGTGAGTACGACACGTTTCTTATGCTTGCCGGTCGTGGATCGGGTAAGACGCACACTGCTAGCCACTGGATTGGCATTCGGGCTTGGACTTATGACAACACCCGTTGGCTCGTCACCGCTCCAACATCAAACGATATACGTGCAACTTGTTTTGAGGGAGACTCCGGACTTATTAACATTATTCCCTCTGCACTCATTCGAGACTACAACAAATCTTTGTTTGAAATCACCCTTACAAATGGATCTCTTATACAGGGCATCCCCGCCTCTGAGCCCGAGCGTTACCGAGGTAAGCAATACCATGGGGCCTGGTTTGACGAGCTGTGTGCATTTGACTACATTGACGACGCCTACGACGGCGTACAGTTTACCCTCCGTCTTAAGGACCCACGCATCCCTCGGGTCCAACAGATTATTACCACTACACCAAAACCAAAAGAATTAATTGTAGACTTAAACGAAGGTAAAGTAGGTGGGGACGTATATGTGTCCAACGCCTCGTCTTATGACAATAGAGCCAACCTCTCAGAAACATTCTTCAAACAGCTTGAGACTTACGATGGCACTGACATTGGCCGCCAAGAGATCTATGGCGAAATCCTTGACCCGGAACAGTCCGGCATTATCAAGCGCAAACAGTTTAAGCTCTGGCCAGCCAACAAGCCGACCCCAACACTGGAGTATGTCATTGCTTCGTATGATCCGGCGACTTCTGAGAAGACTATGAACGACCCAACCGCCTGCACCATTTGGGGCGTGTTTGAACAGCAAGACGCCGGCACGGCAATTATACTACTAGACGCTTGGGACGAGCACCTGTCATACCCCGAGCTACGCAGGAAAGTAATCAACGACTTTAAAGAGGTTGTCTACGGAGCAGATAACGATTTTGGCAAAGGCCGAAAGGCGGACTTGATATTGATGGAAGATAAGTCCGCCGGTATCTCGCTGATCCAAGAACTCCAAGGCGCCGGAGTACCGGTACGCGGATACAACCCCGGACGTGCCGATAAGGTACAACGATTAAACATTGTCGCGCCCTTAGTGTCTAAGGGTAAGGTCTGGATACCAGAGGAACCCCAACGAAAAGGAGAATATGCAGACTGGGCAAAACGTTTTCTTCGTCAGGTGTGTTCATTTCCAGAGGCTGGCGGACACGATGACTACGTCGACTCCCTCTCGCAAGCGTTGCGCGTTTTACGTGATTCTGGATGGATCCAACTCGACCCGTTACCAGCTCGAGACTATAGTTACGTGGACGACGACCTTAGCAAGCGATTTGTGAACCCATACGCCCAGTAGGGCGGATCTCCTAGTATTTGTGCATTAGTATAAATAGGAATAACTACCCGCCCAAAATGAACTTTCTAAAGACACCCCAACAAAAACTAATGGAAGAGGCCGGCATGACGCCCGCCTCTCCTGGTATGTTAAAGACCCCACAGCAGGCAATGTTGGAAGAGTCTGGTATACAGCCCAAGTTTTTTTCTAACGGCGGCGCCACGGGAATGAGCGTGCAAGACATGCTGGCCGCACTAATTGCCGCTGGCCAACAACCGCAAAAGTTTGCAAAAGGTGGACTATCAACTCCCGCAAACATTGGAACTCAGGTGGCAATAAACTCAGCTATGTTATCACCAGAAATTTTAGAATTACAAAAAAATGCTTCAAACAAAAAATATGGCCCCGCCATGGAAAATTTGGCAACGTTGGGTTTAGCAGTCGCACCATTAAATCCTCTTACCGTGTTATTGTCTTTAATGGGGCCTAACCAAATGGGCGACGCAACATTGGATACATACAACAAACAAAAAGCAGCAGAGGCCGCTAGACAACAAGAAATGATTAGGGCACAGGCAAGAGCTGGATCTCCAATATTTAAACACAATCAACCTTCGGAAATGATTAACGTGCAAGAGCAACCAAGTTTTCCCAGCCTATCAAAATTCTACAATAGATAAACTATGGCAAACCCAATACTACCCGTTCAATCTGGCGCAAATTTGCCGGGCCTTGAAACCGAGCAAAACATTCAAGAGGCCATGGCGCAAGATGCGGAGATGGACTACTATGAAGAAACACTTGGACTAGAACCCGGCGACGTTGAAGAAGAAGTCATTGAGTTAGAAGACGGCTCTGTTGTTGTTAACTACAAAGAAAAGCAAAGCCCAAGAAAAAACCCACAGTTCTACGAGAACTTGGCTGAGGTGTTTGATGAGAGTACATTACAATCTCTGGCAACGGAGTATTTAGATTTAATTGACGCAGACAAAGAGTCGCGCACACAGAGAGACAAACAGTATGAAGAAGGATTGCGTAGAACTGGGCTTGGAAAAGATGCACCTGGAGGGGCGACGTTTGACGGTGCTTCCAAAGTGGTTCACCCGGTTATGGCAGAGGCCTGCGTTGACTTCGCTGCGTCAACGGCTAAAGAATTACTTCCACCCGATGGCTTAGTTAAGTCTAACATCAAGGGCGAAGCAGATCGAGTAAAAGAAGAGACAGCAGATCGTAAGGTTAACTTCCTTAACTGGCAGCTAACCGAGCAGGTGCCTGAGTACCGCGATGAAATGGAGCAACTGCTTACTCAGTTGCCATTGGGTGGTTCACAGTTCCTTAAGTGGCGTTGGGATGAAGAACAAAAGCGTCCAATCTGCGAGTGGGTAGCAATCGATAACATCTTGTTACCATACGCGTCTACTAACTTCTACACTGCGCAACGTGTAACTGAAGTACAAGACATTACCGAAGACACATTCTTGCAGCGTGTTGAGGCTGGTATCTACATCGACATTGACAGCGAGTATTCGTCTGACGCGCCATTAAACGATCAGACAAGATCTGAAAAAGCAAACAACAAGATCGAGGGCAAAGACATGCCCTCCAAAAACATCGACGGATTGCGTCGTGTTTACGAGATTACATGCTTCATGCGTTTGGATGAAGATGACCAAACTGGCGGACAGCGTGCCCCATACATTTTAATGATTGATGAGACCACAAGCAAAGTCTTGGGTCTGTATCGTAACTGGGAAGCAAATGATGAAAAGTTTGAAAAACTGGACTGGTATGTCGAGTTTAAATTTATCCCTTGGCGTGGCGCTTATGCTATTGGCCTTCCCCATCTTATTGGTGGTCTTAGCGCTGCTCTCACTGGTGCTCTACGTGCTCTCCTTGACGCGGCGCATATTAATAATTCCCAAACGCTACTTAAACTCAAAGGTGGACGAATTGGTGGGCAAAGCGATCGCATCGAGCCTACGCAAGTAGTTGAGATTGAGGGAGCACCTGGTGTTGACGACGTTCGCAAGATTGCGATGCCAATGCCGTTTAATCAACCATCCAGCGTATTGTTTAATTTACTTGGCTGGTTAACTGACGCAGCCAAAGGCGTAGTAACCACCGCAGAAGAAAAGATTGGCGAGGCAAACAACAACATGCCGGTTGGTACGGCCCAAGCTCTTATTGAGCAAGGCGCTAAAGTATTTTCCAGCATTCACGCACGTTTACACCGCAGCCAAGCTAAGTCACTGGCGATTATTTCTCGCATTAACCACTGGTATTTGGAGCAGATGGACAACCAGTCCGGCGAGGCAATTGAGGTTCGTGACTTCTCGTACAACAACGACGTACGCCCGGTATCTGACCCTAACATTTTCTCTGAGACACAGCGACTAGCTCAGAACCAAGCCATCCTTCAAATGGCGGCCTCGGCACCCCCTGGAATGTTTGACGTTCGTGCGGCTTACCGCCGGGTGTTACTCCAGCTTAAGGTGCCTAACGTTGATGAGATATTACCAAACCCATTAGGTGCAAAAGAATCCAATCCCGCGCTAGAAAACGTCGCCATGACCATGGGACGACCAGCGGCGGCGTATCCAGACCAGGACCACATCAGTCACATTAAGATTCACCTTGAGTACGCGGCAAACCCAGCCTATGGCGCTAACCCAGTGATTGGACCAACGTTTGCGCCTAACGCACTTGAGCACATCAAGCAACACTTAACGCTGCACTATTTACAATCCATGCGCGCGTACGTGGCCCAGGCATCTGGCGGCAGAGATGCGTTAGAGTTACACCAAGAGAAGCCACTAGACTTAGAATCTCAACAGGCGTTGGCTTTGGCCTCGCAAATGGTTGGGCAAGATTCAAAAATGACAATGCAACCATTTGTAGAACAAATCCAACAACTAGCGCAAAAAGTACAGCAAGCTAAAGAAGCACAGCTTCAACAGGCAGCCTCTGCCGATCCAACGGCTCAAGTTATCCTTAAGACCCAGATGGCAGAGACCCAGCGCAAACAGGCCGAATCTCAGGCCAAAATGCAGATTGAACAGGCCAAGTCGCAACAAGACTACGAGCTTAAACTTGCCGAGTTACAGCGCAAAGTTATGGAATTACAAAGCAAGTACGAAGTACAAACCGAGCTGGATAACCAGAAAAACTCTACCAACGTGGCAATTAACAGCATGAATAACTCCTCGCGCGAGCGCGTGGCGGCAATGCAGGCACAGTTGCAAATAACAAACCAAGAAATGGCGCTCGCCCAAGAGCAAGCAAGACTTGGCATACAAGCAGTAAACGAAGCAGAAAAAGATATCCGTCAGCATGGTATCGAGATTGAAAAACAGCAATTTATATCAGACGCCGAAATAGCCAAACAGGCCGTCCAGGCGGCACTAAAACCAAAACCCACCACAGGAGCATAACATGGCCGAAAATTTACAAGGCTTTCGTCAAACATATCAAGAAACCGGCAAACTATCTAGCGGCGGCGGCCCTGGCGAGAAAACCATCGACAAAGGCGCATCTGGCAGCCACCGGGATAATAACTGGAAAAAAGGCGCAGCCCAAAACAAAATGGCTAAAGACTGCAAAGTCGGGCCAGATAAAAACCTTAAAGACATCAAAGGCGGCAATTTTTATTAATTTTAGGGCGGATTCCTTCATATACTTGCATTAGTAAAATTATGAAGGACTTTTTATCTGAAATTATCGGTCGTGTAAAGACTGAGCAAAAATCACTAGCGGAATCCGTTACCGCGGGAACTAACGTAAATTCGTTTGAGGACTACCAGAGATTGGTTGGCCGACACGAGGGTTTTAAGATTACGTTGGATATTATTAACGAGATTTTAACGGAAGACGACGAAGACGAATCGTAAGATTCAAGAAAGGACTGCCGCATGGCATTTGATTTATCACAAAAGGAAGACCCGGATCTTCGCTCAGAGCAAGAGTGTTTTCCTGAGATAGACCCTGGTGTTGAAGTAGCTGGAGACCGTGTATTAGTGCAGTTAAGACGGGAAAAAGCTAAAAGTAAGGGTGGAATCATTTTAGTTGATGAGACCCGACAGACGTTACGTTTCAATGAGACCGTTGCAAAAGTAGTCCAAGTTGGACCTTTGGCATATAAGTCGCCAGATACGCTTGAGCCTTGGATTGAAGGCCCCTGGTGTAAAGTTGGCGATTTAGTTCGTACGATTAAGTACGGAGGTGATCGGTTCGTTGTTAACCCGGATGATGAAGGCTCCCCCGTGGTGTTTATTACCATCCAGGCACGTGAAATCATTTCTCGCATCAAGTCATTTGAGTATGCGCAGAAAATGAAGGCGTTTGTAGACTAATTTTGAAAGAAAATTATGGCAGATAATGAAAAAGACGTTCCTATCAAGGAACAAAGTGATGGCTCCGTTTTAGCCAAACTGGATGAGCATGTTGATTACTTTCCAGACGAAGAAAAACAAAAAGATGATGCTGTCGAAGACAGTGATCAGGATGACGATGAGCCCGTAGAAGCTGCTGATGGTGGCGAGGTGGATTCTGATCCTGAAGAAACAAACGAAGACCGTGAAAAAATTCGCGAGGCACGTAGAGAAGAGCGCAGGTTAAAGAAAGAATTAAATAAACAGCGCGACGCAACGGCCCGTAATAAAATTAGTGCGCTTGAGCGACGTAACGCTGAACTGGCAGAACGTTTAGTTAAAGTAGAAAATGCTTCGGCGTCGTACCAGTTTGTGCAGATTGATAAGGCAATTGAAGACGAGGCAACTCGTGTAGAATACGCCAAAATGAAAATGCTGCAAGCGGCGCAAGAAAATGATGCGCCTGGACAAATGGAGTACTTAGAGCAATTGACCGACGCCAAACAGCGTCTGCAACAAGCTCAGTACTACAAAAAACAACAGCTCGAGCAAGCAAGAGCCCCAAAGCAAAATGTACCAAACGAGATTAGCACTGAAGTGCAAAGAAACGCAACTCAGTGGCTTAAGAAAAACTCTTGGTATGACCCGCAAGCTCGGGATACAGATAGTAGAATCGCCAAGGTAATTGATCAAGAACTCGCCCAAGACGGATGGGATCCAAGTGATTCTGAGTATTGGGAGGAGTTGGATAATCGTTTATCGTCACGTCTGCCACACCGTTACACAAGTAAAGGTGGACAGCAAACTCGTAGAGCGGGCCCAACGGCCTCTAGCCGAGTGGCAAACACAACCAGCGCAAGACCTGGAACAATCACGTTAAGTCCTCAGCGTGTCCAGGCTATTAAAGACGCTGGTGCGTGGGACGATGTTGAAAAACGAAACAAAATGATCCGCGCATACGCATCGTATGATCGCGCTAACAAAGGATAATTATCATGGCAAACACAAGAATAAAACGCGACTTAGAAGATCGTTTATTAGATCGAGTCGAGGAAACAAAAGAACGGATGGCAGCAGAAGATCCGGACTTAAAATCAAAGCGCGAACGTGCAGAGGCGTTCAGAGACAAATGGCAAAATAGCGCGTTGCCAGATATTCCAGGAGGAACAATCCCTGGATTCCATTTGTGCTGGTTATCCACTACAAATAATTATGACAGTATCGACAAACGTATGGCGTTGGGTTATGAGCCAGTGAAAGCCGGAGAATTAGGAAAAGGCTTTGAAGCACTAGGTAAAATGAGCTCGGGCAAGTTTGAAGGCTGTGTTAGTTGTAACGAGATGGTTCTCTTTAAGTTACCAGAAGAAATCTATCAAGAAGTGATGCGCATGCTGCACCTCGAGGATCCCCTTGAGCACCAGCGAAATATTACCGCAAACGTTCGTAGCACTGCTAAGGACGGCAAAGGTGGCAGATCAATTCTTGAAGGTGGCATTTTGGAAATGGAAAAAGAGGCCGCAAAAGCAAATAGTAATATTCGCTTCCAATAACATTCTTCAAAATATAACAAAGGAAAAATAATAAATGTCCACAACATTTAAACCCTTTGGTCTGAAGCCTGTATATCACCCAAGTGGTCTTGATCGTGCAGTTCCATTCGTTGGAACCAACACTTTTGTCACTGGGTCTACATACACGGCTCCCTACTCTTTGAACTCTGGTGAGTCATTTTTCCAGTATCAACCAGTTGGGATCACAGCTTCAGGTCAATTAGCAGTTGCAGCTACCGCAGCCGCAACAAGCCCGGTATACGGCGTATTTAACGGCGTAGAGTTTACTGACTCACAAGGTCGTCGCTCTGTAGCTAAATTTGCCTCTAAAGCCACACTAGACGCTTCAACTGAAATCTTATTCTGGATCTTTGCTGATCCGTCTTTAGTATATGAAATTCAGTCTGCAGGCTCTGTAACCACAGCAGCTATCGGATCGCAGTACAACTTCTCAGCAACCGTCGGAAACACCCCAACAGGTGGCACCTCCATCGGTAATGGGGGCGCAGGCTTCTCCACAACCGCTCTTGCTGCAACCGCAGTAACCGGTGGTGCTCAAGGACAAGTTCGCGTAGTAGGTTTAGGCCGTGAAGTAGCATATCCAACAGGCGAGTTAAACGCTTGGGGCGATGCGAAAACGATTGTTCAAGTCCAGATCGCCAACAACACGTTTGTTGCACCCAAGGTCTCGGTTTCCTAATTAACGAAAGAAAGGTAATAAGCAATGGCAACTCCAATGCGTAGTACAGACTTTCGTGCGGTAGTCGAGCCGATTATCAACGAAGTCTTTGATGGTGTATATGAGCAGCGTGCTGACGAATGGAAAGGTTTTGTAGAACAAATCCAGGGCATCCCACGTAATTATCACGAAGAAGTAATGTTGTTCGGTATGAATGCCGCACCTGCGATGCCTGACGGAACTCCTGTCAGCTATGACCAAGGTGGTACTTTGTACATCACACGTTTCATCTATCAAATCTATGGCTTGGCATATGCCTTGACCAAAGTGTTGATGGAAGACGGTGATCACATCCGTATCGGCAGCACTTTCGCCAAGCATTTGGCTCAGTCTATGATTGAGACCAAAGAGACATTGTGCGCTAACTTATTAAACTTTGCATTCACAGCCGGCTATGTTGGCGGTGACGGTGTAACTTTAATAAACACAGCTCACCCTGTTGCTAACGGCTTAACTTACAGCAATCAGCTATCGACTGCCGCTAACTTGTCGCAAACTTCTGTTGAGCAGATCCTCATCCAGATCCGTTCTGCAATCGACAACAACGGTAAGCGTATTCGTCTGAAAGCTGAGCAGTTAGTTGTTCCTCCAGCACTCGAGTTCCAGGCAGAGGTAATCCTCAAGTCTGTTCTCCGTTCTGGTACAGCTGACAACGATCTCAACCCAATCAAGTCCACTGGAATGCTTCCAAAGGGTACACACGTTGTAACCCGTTTGAGCTCTTCCAAGGCATGGTGGGTACAGACCGATGCTGAGAATGGTCTCATGCTCGTAATGCGTCGTCCAATGGAGAAATCCATGGAAGGCGACTTCGAGACTGATTCTATGCGCTACAAAGCCACCGAGCGTTATGCGACCGGCTGGCATGATGCCCGCAACCTCTACGGCACCGCTGGCGTTTAACTAGCACCTCCGTAGTCCTAAAAGCCACCCCACAAGGGTGGCTTTTTTACTATTTGGGGCGCAATTGATCTAATATTTGCATTAGTAGTTATAGGAAGATTAATCCCTTTCTGACCACCGAACTTCCCGGTGAGACGACTTAGAGACAGCTAGGGATACCCACTAAGATAAGGAAACACAATGTCAAGCACATTTACAATACCCCTGCGTTTAAATACGCGTCAAACTACCAGCAACGACGGCACAATTTCTGCCGACAACACTGGCGCCACAATGATTTCACAACAGGTAGCTATTGTTGCTGCAGCAGCCGCAACCGAAGTAATTCCCGCAGGTTCTATTATTCATTCAATTGACGGCTACTTAAACGTAGTTGGCGCAGCCTCGCGCGCGGTCAGCTTAACCGTTAACGGTGTAACAACCTCCGTCGGTACACTGACAACTACCGCCCTAGGTAAAGTTGCTGTATCCTTTACTGCATCTGCTGCCGTGGCTAACTTGTTGGCTAACGTTGGTGCATATGACTGCACAGTAACTTTAGCCGCTGAGGCTGCTTCTGCTGGCACATTGTCTATTCAGTACACAGGTCGCAATGCTAACGGCACAATCACCCCTTATGGTTCTGGTTATACAAATAACTAATTGAGACGGCGGGGCAGCCCGCCTCTTTCACCGTACAGGAGAAATCATGGCAGCAACACCATCAAACACATTCGTATCACCACCGCACTCGGTAACAGTCCAAGGGGCTTATGAGCCCTTTGAGCTTCAGGTCGCCCGTAATCAAATTATGGGGCATTATGCACTATTTAAATTTGGTATTAACGGAGATGTAGGAACCTCTATTGAAACAATTTGGGCGCAAGGTGGTACGTACGTATACCCCACCGCCGCCACTGTAATGAAAATTTCTAGTTCAAGTGCAAATGACGCTGCAGCTGGCACCGGCGCAAGAACAATTTTAATTACTGGTCTTGACGCTAACTACAACGAAATTAGCGAAACAGTAACATTAAACGGCCAGACCGAAGTTAACACGGTTAATAGTTATTTGCGTATTTTTAGTATGATTGTTGCCACCGCCGGCTCTGGCGCAACTGCAGCGGGTACCATTTACGCTGGCACAGGCACTGTTACCTCTGGTGTGCCTGCAACCGTCTACGCCACGATCGTATCTCCTGCAAACCAAACACAACTGGCGCTCTGGACAGTACCAGCGGGATATACCTTTTATTTAACGGGTGTTTTCTACTCGTCTGCAAACTCAACCGCAAACGCATCTACCAATTTTCAGTTAATTCAACGCCCACTTGGTGGTGTATTTAGAATACAAAGTTCTACGCGTACCCCCGGTAACGGAGACTTCGTGCTTGACCTGCACACACCTATTGCCTTTCCTGAAAAAACAGACATTGAAATTAGGGCAATTGC